ATCCAAGAAAGCAACCCACTTACCTCTAGCAGATTGAATCAAAGCCTGACGCTTTTCTCCGATGCTCATGCTCTTATTGTCTACAAGAGTTAAAACCTCAACGCAGGTCTCATTTCCAATTTGTTCCAACAAACGATTGTAAGTTGGAATCAGACACTTCTCAAGACGAGAAGGAATAGAAAGAATCAGAACACTTAGTAAAATTTGATTAGGAGGCGTTGGCATCTTGAGTTAAACCGAAACCGGCTTCCTTTCTTCTATTATAAACTGCGTTATCATGGGCGTACAGTTCTCGGTTCTCGTTACGCATATACAACGCATCTATTCCAATCTCTATCCAAAAGTGGCGAATGATAACGCGGTCAATATAAGTTGCTTTTCTTAGAATTCTGCTGACATCAGTAAACTCATTGTCAGGAAACACACTGATGTATTCAGGATTGTAGATATAACCAAATCTTTCAAAATACTTCTTACCAAAGATGCAAAGAGTATTTAATCTCTCGCCCTGCTTGCCGTCATTGTAATGTAGAACACCATCACCATCAGGATAGTAGGTCTGCATATCCTGCATGATAATATCATCGTATCCATGAATCTGAGGAATCATATCGTCTGATGCAAGCAACATTACATCATAATCGCCTGCGTGTTCTAAATCAGCATTAATGGCTTCTATCTTGGTTTTTGAATTGCCCCAAAATGCTTTAACCAAATCGCCTTGCTTGGCAATCCAGTTACGCATACCAGGATTGTTCATAGTGACATCATCAAGATCAAACGAGCATAAAAACCTAACATCGTGCTTACCGGATGCCATATTCTTATAGAGATTAAATACCTCCATGAACTTAGCCGGACGCGATCTGCTTGGTAACTTAATCAGAAGTTTCGCCATGTAGTTCCGCCTCTTCTTTAAACTCTTCTATAGTACAACGATTTACAAGCACAGGAGTTCCTTCTCCAAGATACCCACCAAGTGTATTCACTTCCAACCACTCGTAAGCATCAACCACATCCATACCCTGTGCCACTAAAATGTCTAGACACTTTTCGTAATCATAGACAGCCACAGGCATGGTCTGCCCAAACTTACGCAGGTTGCCTAAGAACGCGGCTTCAAACTCAGGATAGACGATTATCTCATCATTCCGCTTCAACGGTTTCCGAGGTTTCATTGGTGTTTGCTCCTTCCTGGTCAGAGCCATACTTGAACTCTTTGGCTGCTGCTGTTTCCAAAGCCTTCATCACTTCTTCGGTGAAATACTTGGTTGGATTCTTCACAATCTGGCTTTCGAAGGCGGTTGTGCCGTTTGGCAATTCAATCTTGGTGGAAACCTTCTTGAACACTCCCTGCTTCAGAGCAAGGTCAACCAAACCGTAGTATCGGTCAAGTCCCTTATCAAAGGTTAGAAGAACATCAATCATCTTATTCTCTCGGGTAAGACGACCCTTGTAGAGTTTGCAATGAACAATATTGCCAACCACTTCGTCATCCACCTTGTGCTTCTTCTTGGAAAGATACACGATGGTTGAAGCCGCATACTTAAGTCCTGTGCCACCACCCATCTCCTTGGTTGGCACATACGCACCCACTACCTCGTAGGTGTGATTGGTGACAATCATAGGAATGTTATGCAGACCCAACTTCAAGGTAAGCACACGGAACGCACCCTTGATAACCTGAGCGCGAGTCATGTCTCGCACTTCCTTGCCTTCCAAGGTATCGTTGGTTTCCTTAGAAGTGCTCAACATTCCGAGCGAGTCCAACACCACAAAGAACGGCTTACGCTTCTTCTCGTCCAACTTACCGTAGTTGTCGATGATTTGCAGCAACTGATGACGGAACTGCTCCACGGTTGCCACAGGGAATACGGCAACGCGATTCGGGTCAAGTCCGCGTGACTTAATCATATCGCTAGTTACAGCCTGTTCGGAGTCAAAGTAAAGAATCGCTCCTTCAGGATTATCGTTCAAGAACTGTGCGGCGATACCCAAAGCAAAATAAGTCTTGCCTGTGGCAGACTCGCCTGCGATACCTAGAATCTTGTTGTTGGCAATACCGCCAGTCAGAGAGCCTGACAGAAGAGCGTTGAAAGAATACGAGCCAGTATCCACAAAGCCCGTGATATCTCCTTCAACTCCATCTTCGGCTAGCGAAGCAAACTCATTACCTGATGCACGAATCATACTCTTTAAAAAGTCACTCATTGTGTATTCTCCATTGTGTTATTGTATCACACTTTTTGTTTCCAGTCAAGTCTTTTAAGAGCGTCCCTCACTCTTTTCCGTTTTTCTCGTAGTTCATGTTCATGGTATCGTTTATCTTTAATGTGTTCGGTTATTATGTGAAAAACCACTAATATTGTAAAACATAAACTAGTTATAAAAATTATTCCATTCATGTCCATGTGAACAAGCCTTCTAGACTGCTAACTTCTCGCATCTGCCACCCGATTACATTTAAGATTGCGTTCAGAGGTTCTTCGAACGACTTCTCAAATTGAGTGTCATAGTCTATGTATTTCGCCTCTAGTCCAAACTCCTTGGGAATTCCGGCTGAAAAAGAAATAACCTTGTCACGAATCGGATTGGGAACTCGCAGATAAACATACTTAATTTTCTCACCATCGCCAATTTTAGGATATCGCTTTCCTAAATCCTTTTCACGAAGCCAATGGTTATACAATAAGGCTCCCTTAACATGAAGCGGAGTAGACTTGCGATAGATGGTGGTGTCATCCCGATACTCTTTCAATCCGTTGCATCCACGCGGGAACGCAATTTCTTCCACCGAACGAGCAAAGAAGTCAGTCTTAAACTCGGCAACATATTCTCGCAATTCAGATTCTTTGCCCACCATGATAATACCGATGGCTTTCTTTAAAGCATCACGAACAATCTCAGGGGTGCTACTCTTCGCGGTTTCAAGACCCATGATTTTAGTTTCAGGCTTGCTCAAAAGAACATCATCTTCTCCCATCCAAATGCTCAACATGTAACGCTTCTTGGCTGTCCAAATGCCCTTGGAAGAAATGCCTTCTCGCTTCATTCTCATCTTTTGAGCGTAGGCGTTCTGTTGTTCTGCAAGAGCAGCGTATTGCTTATCAATGAACGGCTGCAACACCTCGTTGCAGAACTTGTTCAAGAACTTTGTAATCTTTTGTGGGTCAGTTTCGTTGGGCATCACTTGCTTTACAAGCGAGCCTAATCGCAGATATACGGAATCGGTATCTGATGCTATCACATAATCGACTCCTGTGGTCTTCAGGGTTTTATTCAAGAATCCATTCAAGCCGTTCTCAATCCAACGAATGGATACCTGTCCTGAGATGGTGATAGCCTCGGCAATCTCTTGGTCGTAATAGCGGAAGTATTGATTGCCGCAAGCACCGAATGCCGAGTTCAATTGAATCTTACGAACCAACTGAAAGTTGTGGAACTTTGTAATGTCAAGTTTTAGTTGTGCTTCCTGTTCAGGTGTAGGATTCACAAGTTTCTTTAAAGCGGCTTTGGCTTCCAACATCTTCTTCTTGAAAGCCTTGCGTTCCTCATACATGGTTTCCATAAGTTTCGGCAAGAATCCTTGTGTATCCTTGCGAAACGCTACACAGTTTCCTGCTACACTAAGATTCTTGGCTCGCATGTTATCAAGATAATCTCTCGCGCCTGCGCTCGCACCCGCGCCCGCGAGGAAGTCGTTCACACTAAACTTGTTGCGAGTTCCTGCATTAGTCTTGGTTTCAGGAGACAGATTGTATTGCATGATAAGATGCGGATACAGCGAGTCCAAGTCAAAACTCACAACCCAATCGTGCGCTCCAACGATAGGGTCTTTCACATACGCACCTTCAAACTTATCTTCCTTGTCTTCCGCATTTCCCTTCATGGGAATCGCAATTCGCTTCTTGGTTAGGTGATGGTAGATGATGGCATCCCATGTGCGAACCTGCGAGAACACATCGTTCAGATTCACCTTGGCGGAATACGCAAGTGCTAGAGCAAGTTCCATCAGTTTAAGTTTGTTCTCAAGCATTCCTACAAGTAGAGTATCGTGGTGATTATACTCCATGAATCGTTGGAAATCATTCTTGTAGAATTCTGCTAGAGTCCCATCGTAGTGTTTCTTGCGCTCGCCCAACTCCACCCAAACAATATGGTCAAGTTTATAGGTTTCGCGGGTCACATAAGTGAACTTACGATACAGGTCAAAGTAGTCCAAGGTAGCAATACCTAGCAGGTCATACACCTCGTTCTTCTTGTTCATTACTTCCACTTCGCGGGAACGAATCTCTCGCCAAGGAGAAAGACGCATGGCTTCCTTCTCGTCAAACAGGCGAGTGATACGATTCACAAGATACGGAATATCAAAGAAGTTGACATTCCATCCTGTCACAATGTCTATATCCATTGCTTCCCACGCTGCAAGGAAGTCTCGCAACATGTGCTTCTCATCGTCGTATTGGAAACACTTGGCATCAGGAATGTTAAACTCACCCAATCCAAACACCAACACCTTGTTTCCCACCTTCAGAGTGATGGCGTTCACTCGTTCGGTTGCAGTCTTGATGGACGGAAAGCCTCCCTCGCATTCCGTCTCAATATCAATAAAAGCCACCTTTAGTTTAGACGGGTCGTATTCCACTTCATTCGGAAACGCTTCACCAATGTATTGATACAACCACTCCGTATTTCCAAATATTTCAAAGCCTGCCACTCCCTTGTATTCGTTGATGAAATCCTTGGAATCGCGGATGGAACCAGGCTTGAAAGGCTCAACATACTTGCCGTCAAGAGTCTGCCACTCAGTCTTTTTACCCTTCGCAGGCACAAACAAAGTAGGCATGAACGGAACCTTTTCGGCTATCCGCTTGCCGTTCTCGTATCCACGATAAAGGATATGAGAACCTCTAACAGCAACATGGGTGTAAAATTTCACTTGTCCTCTCGTTCAACCATTGAAATCCAATCCTGATGAATCAGATTGTTTCTGCCGTATCCTTGTCCACGAATCTTGGAAATATCCCACAGCACCTTGTCGCCAACCTTGACATCTTCGGTGAGTTTATCGCCAACAGAAATCACCGTGCTCCACACCAACTGCGAGTTAATCTTCTCGGTGTAGATGATACCTTCTGAGGTCTTCTTTTCACCACCACCAACAGTCTGCACTTCAATCCACTTACCAATCGGTCTCAACTTGTTCATGCTAAAAATCCTTGTAATGAGTTTGCCACTTCTTCACGAATTCGGTCTTCCGCAATCTTAACATACTCGGGGTTCAATTCGGTTCCCACATAGTTTCTACCATTGTTCAAAGCCACCACAGCGGTTGTGCCGCTGCCTGTGAACGGGTCAAATACCGTTCCACCAACAGGCGAACCTGCAAGAACACATGGAGTAATCAGTTCCTTGGGATACACCGCAAAGTGTGCGCCCTTGTATCCCTTGGTGTTCACAGTCCACACGGAACGCTTGTTCTTCTTGCCGTCTGCGCCCCACAATCGCTCAGGCTCTAAAGCAGGGTCACGGGCTCCCTTATCTTC